GCGTTAGTGATTCCGTTATAGAAATCAGCTTTAAATGCAAACACTTGCATGTTGGCACTTGCTACCCCTACAGCAGACAAACCGATGTTCATGACGTATTGCGACTTATTGTCGAATGCATCAACTAGGTTTGTTCCTGGAGGCGATGCAGGAATCGTTGCACTTCCGTTAAGAGGCACAACTCCTGAACCAGCTGGCATACACCAGGCTGGAGACGCTCCACCTGCATATAAAGCAGATGTTGGGAATTGGAACGCTGTGAATCCAGTTGTGTCAACATCAATGGTGATTGATGAAACAGTCGCTGAATTTGTCACGCTCAATACCCGAGCTCCACCAGCTGGACGGCTAGTAAATGGTCCACTTCCCGATTTAGCTGTCAAATTGCTCAGCTGAACCATGCCGTAAGGCGTTGGGATTTGGAAATCTACAATTTCCCCTGGTGAATATGGGTTCTGTCTGAAGAAATACACTACTGCTTGAGTCGCTTGCGTAATGTAAGCAACAGGCAGTGAGTTAGGCACGAACTGCATTGGATAAACTTTTTGGTAATATCCAGTCGTTCCATTGGCTACAACCAGACCTGCACCCGCAGCTGAAGCGGCATATCCAAGCGTGATGCTTGTGTTTGTCGTAATAGCTGTGATTTGATACAGATTTGATCCACTGACTTGTTGAGCGCCCACTACGTTGATAAGACGTACTGTATCGCCGATGTTCAGACCAGCTGTGCTAGCAGTCGAAACAACAAATGTGGTTCCATTGACGGCAGTAATCGCAACTTTTGTGAAAGTTGGAGGATTAACTTGGTCAATGAAAGTAAAGCCACCAGATACGCCTTGAGAGGCATAAGTGGTAACGCCTGCACCTGTAGAACTTGGTTGCCCAAGAGCCAGGTAAGAGCCAGGAGCCATCGAGCTAAACCATTCGGAATAGACAGGGTTGGCAGCTGTTGTCTGTGCGCCCCAGTTGGTAGTATCCTTGACGAAAACCCAATCGGGCTTCGCTGTCATAGGAATATTAACCGCAACTGGTGTTGCTGGGTTTGTGTAAGTCCAAGACCCAATAAAAGAAAATGGTAACATTGTGACCTCCTATATACCTGATGATCTTAAGTTTTGAATCCACAGGTCATTGGTGATGCACTGCCCTTGGTAGAACGAGCAACCCGCTGTATGCCGGAGCATGCAAGGATCGTTGTTATAACCAGGAGGCAGATAGATAAAGCGAGCTTTACCACCTGCTTGCCACACAACTTTGTAAGCTTCTTTAGCTGCTACGAAGCAGTTAGCTACGTCATTACCAAGCATTGAAGCATTTGGTGAGACAGAACCTTGCTCAGAAGCAAAGAAACGTACGTTGTTCGCTCCGCCGATTTCCACACTCAAAGTTTGGGAAATATTCGGATATTGGAATTTCTTGGTAAAACCAGTCATGTTATAGAGCACTGGAATCATTCGAGTTGATAGCATACAACCGTATGCATCCCCGATAGGACTTGTGCCAAAACGGTTTTCTGCCTCCACAATATTGGTAATATATTCCCCAGAATTGTTCTGAAGAACTGTGAAAACATCATCCACATCTGAGATAGCCATCTCGGTTGGGATATCGCCATTGGTCCCGCCAACAGAATTGATAACCGAAGCACTGCTTTCCAAGTTATCTCTCTGGAGCGCATCTTGTGTCTCACGGAGAGATTGTCCAAGGCGAGCTGAGGCAGAATTTAAAACTGGATCTTCGTTGGTGATCGTGACTTGTCTAGTTAATACGATATAAGTCGCATAGACACGGACACGGCAATCCACGTCAACGCGATTAAGCTGTTGAGGTGGTGGGTTGTTTTGGCCATCATCGAGAGGCACTTCGAACAGGTCAAGCCTGTCGTAACGTGACTGACGATCAATGAAACCTTGGTTATCTGGCAACTCTACTGGAGTAGCAAACAACTGGTGAATCAAGTTGTGCTCAGGAGTTGACAGTAACTTTGCGTTGTACCGCTGTTGAATTTGCGGTGGCAACGTTGCAATAGATACTGACATATTTTCGTTCCCTTTGACCTATTAGGTCATTTCTGGAACCGAGTTGGCGAGAGCTGCATAGCCATGCATTTCGCGGAAAAGGTCTTTCTTCATCGCGTCAGTCAACTTAAAAGCTTGGGCAATAGGCCGCTTATCGTATGCCATGGGAGACGTCACCGCCTTCTCTGACTTTTCAATAGCCTTGTCTACTTCCTTTTCTCTCCTAGTCTCTTTCGCTGTTTGAGTAAGTCCCATCGCTTTGATGTACTTGTAGCTTTGGACGCCGATTTTATAAGGATCTTTCGATTCTGCAATCGCCGCCGCCAATTCTGGTTCTTTTTCTTCCAAAATTGATAAAGTTTCAGGATTGACGATCTCGGAGAAATCTGAATATTGACGATTCAAGCGATCCATGAATTGATTGTCTTGTTGCTGTTTGAAGTGTTTTTGTACTTCATTTCGCACAAGTTCTTCAGCGTTTTTGAGCACTTTCTGAGAGTTCTTCTCAGCTAGCTTTTTCACCTTACTAAAAGGAAGAAACTCATCATCGCCGATTTTATCAAACTCATCGAGTTCTTGAGGACGGGCAGCTTGCTGACTATTGGCAAGTTGTGCTTGCATAATCTGCATCTGTCCATCTCGCAATTGTCTCAGTTCTCTTTCGAGTTCGGCATTCTTAAGACGCATCGCCTTCAAGTGCTGGTTCATCACCGGCTCTTGAGTTTGAGTCGTCTCTTTCACTTCATTGACTTCAGTTTCGACCGGAGGTGCTACCTCTTTAACTTCGCTATTTTGGCTTTCAATCTCAGTCATGAATTCCCTCTTTGTTTGGTGGTCGGCTATGCCCACATTACGCCGCGATGGAAGGCTAATCCAACTTTTTTGCGCCTTACTGTTGACTTTGTTTAATAAAAATAATATAAGTCAAATAAAAGTGGCCAATATGAAATGCAATAGTTGCAAATTAGACTTGTTAATTACTGATTTTATAAATAATCAGAAATTTTGTTATCACTGTATATATCGGATTAAGCTAGAAAAATCAGGGCAAAAGCGAACAAGAAAGAGCCATTTCTGCCGCAATTGTGGAAAAGAGGTTATCCAAAAAGAAAACCTCAAAAAACGGCAAAGAACTGTCTTTTGTTCAAGTGAATGCGCTGGTTGGGGTCATAAAAAACAAGTAAACAATCATTGGACTAGGAAAATTCGAACACAAAATTCCTGGAAAGGAAAAGGAAAAGGCTTATGGAACATCAATCCCACATAGATCCTACACGAAAGACTGTTGGGGCTATCTATAGAGACGCCCAAATGAATGGCGAGCGTGGAGTTATCATTGGAGACGTAAACCATGAAATCAAGAAAGACTTGGTGACGGACATCAATGAAGCCATAGAACAAGGAACAAAAGCAATGGAAGGGAAGCCTTTTTACCTAGCCATTTACGAAAAATACGATCTAATGCTTAAAAAAGGTCTAGTAAGAATCCGTAAAATCACCAAATATAGACCCTATCCAGAGCAAGATATGATGGCGTTTCATGTCTTTCCAGGAGGAGATGTTTACTTTTGCTGGGAATTGCCCCACAGATCCCAAATGATGAATATCTTGATGACTCCGGATATTTTTGATCCGAGTCGTGTTGAAATGATTAGGAGATGGGAGAATCTTCAACTAGAATATTTTGGCTTTATGAAGGATGAAGAAGGAAATTGGGCCGAGAATCCTCTTTTTCGAGGAGATGTTTTGATGGGATCGGCAGAAATAAAAAAACCTTATACAATCCTACTCGCCTAACCAACCACCCCATCGCTTCAGGTATTTCATAACCTCGTAGGATTGGTCTATGCCTAGTTCTTTGCACCAAGAGGCATCCTTGATGATAGCCTCATGCTCAACCCTTCCACGGACATTTATCTGCTTTGTTTCAGGTATATGAGGAGGAGGAACGACTCCCTCTACTAGTGGTACAGCTTTAATTTTCAAATTCTTGTATTTACCGATCATATCCATCCTCACAAGATTTAAATGGGTGTAATGCTCTTTAAATTTGCATGGAC